CCCAGTTTAGCCTTTCGGCACGCCTAGATTACGGACAGTACTACTGTCATCTCAGACACATAAGTGTCTTAGGATCCACAACACCATGTTCATGGATGTATGTGGACACCAACGGACACGTATCGTAGATTAAGGTACAATTTGAAACAGCCTTTGTGAAATTCACCTTCCACCCAGCAGGGGCCAACACAGCCATTGCAGGACAATCTATGGCACCTACAGCATTGTCAAAGACCGACTCAATATATAATTGCAATTGAGGATGTAGTCCAAATTTTTTATAGCACACTCCACGCGATTCATCTGAAACTCCGCGTTTCAGATAGGGCGTCGAGGCACTACGTTTAAGCAGATCCTTTTCGTATACATCTGTGAAACACTTGTCAATGAAATCTAAGACATCTGATCCATTGTATCCAGACGTCCTGACCAACCATTCACCTACATTGGGAACAACTGGCGATCCAGCGAACTGATACATATATGATAAACCCTTAACATATTGCAACTTCCGTCGAATCTTCTCACTGCTGTTAACATTCTTAAATGTCCATCCAGAGGTGAACATATAATAGACAGGATCTGCGATGACGACCTTTGAGGAAACGTCAAACACTTTACCGCAGAAAGATGCCATTGAGAGCTCGTCATGCATAGATAAATCTAATCTGAACCCCAATCGTGTGGCGATGTTTACATCTGGTTTGACGTTAACAGCTGTCAATCCATCATCGCCCTCGAAAATTCCAAACACATTAGCCAACGGGTCACATCCAGCCTTACTCAGCATAAACATCATCAGCATCAGGTTTGTAAAACCATTTCCTAATGATGTGTTCATCTCACCAGACATGCGAATAGCAGAAGCCTCAATACGCACACCCTTATAAAATGAAGTGTTCGGAAGTTGTTGTAATGCAATCATGTCCATAACCTCAGGAAAATCCTGAAGCATATATCCATACAATTGCATTTCACACATGTTCATGATATCTGCAGATATAGTAGACTCAAAACTGCGATAATCAGTAGATATGAAATATTTGGCATTCAAATCCAATGTACGCATAATGTAGTCACACCTCTCTGATTCAGGAACATGTTTTATGAAATAAGGCAGTTTGAAAACCACCTCTTCAATGCTAGATATCGCAGGACCAACAACAGTCTTGTACATATCCGAACGAGAATTAATTATGCGTGGCATTTTGTCCACATCATACCATTCTCTCTTAATGAAACCGGTGATAGCCAGGAATTTGGCCAATACGCGCTGCCTCTTCGAGATTCTTCCGAGTCTCATAGCAAGCATTGCATCATGGCGTATATTTCCTTCTGATTTGAGGAACAAAGTGTGTTCCTGTCTCAAGGCTTCTTTCCGTTTTTCAGTGTAGTTAGTACCTGCCAACCACTCCTCCAATGATTTGATACGTATTAACGGAACAAACATTTTGCGGACGGTCAGTCGGACAAACTCTCTGAATTCATTGCGGGTAGCTCCATCAGGCTCTGGTGCAACACACAGATTTCGCTTGACGGACCCATAAAGGTACCCGCTCGGGTCTGAGGCGTTGTTTGAATAGGGTATACCACCAATAACATAACAAGGAAGCGTACCACATAATGCACTCTCCTTGACACGTACTGAGTATAAATCTAATCTGAATGCTCTGCATTCAATGAGTGGTGCTTCGGCAAAGTGTTTTGAACTCGCACCACCCCACAACAGCCTCGGACCCGAAACGTTTAAGTACGATCGGGTCCCTGCCAAAAATCCGGCGAAGGATTTTCGAGGGAACCCGAATAAGTCAAAAACGCTGTCGCAAGAGCACAAGTGTTTGACAACACTGTGCCAGCGAAACGCAAGTCAGTCGGAACATGAGCAAACTTACGGTTGTGTACACTACCCAAAGCATTTACAACACTCCTCACTTCGGCTATATTGCGATGATGTCCACACTCTGAAACTATCATGTCAAATAGTTGGGCACTGATCATGACCTTTGATTTGGCATAATCAAGGGTACAGAATCCCTTGTCTTGTGCACAACTAAACACCTGACGTTCAAAAGTCAATAGATCATGAGCCAACAGAGTTCGCTCGCCTTCCATACACGAAGGCATTTCACACCGATGGGCGCAGTTGAGATAACGCACAAACGTGTCAACGCGCTCGAAATTGAAATTAGGACGCTGTAATTGAACAACTTTCGATACAAACGACATGGCATTCTTAATTGTCTGATCGATTGCAGCAAATGGTGCAGCCACCGTGAAAAACTGACGGGTGGTAACTTCTTTGTACAATGCGCTAAAATCACGGAACTGCAGAGGAGTGATTTCAAGAGTGTGTGATGGCATTGCTCGTCCTATCCACCTGTCAGACCAGATGGGACTTGATCCCACAGGATCAGCAGCGAAACTCAATTTGGCCAGCTCAAAGCCGGCTGTGGCTCGTTTCAGGATACTTTCTGCACTGGCACCTGGGGCAATGAGTTTGCATAGCCAATCACTTGACTTGGCCAAACAAATCCACTCTCCACCAAGACCTCCAAATCTATCCTTGAGTTCATTGATCCGAGGGTCGCCATACTTAGCGTACTGTTCTTTTTGTGCAATTTTCTCACAGGAACACACAACATCCAAGGCACGTTGTGCACATTCTTGTGCATCACAGCCTTGATATATATACTCACCATAACGGTATGGTGCTGTGTTCGGTAATCCACTACGGCCTGCAAAAGTTGTCTCAAAATAACTAAAAGGAGAGATCATCACTCGTGTGCCTTCAACATAAACAGGAAGTTTATCAGTAGTCATCATAACAACTAAAGAAGTGCATGGAACAAAACAACTGAAAACGTCAAACAGCTCAGCTAAGTTCTGTGAATTACACATGTCAATCATAACGGGACACCAAAGGGAACGACCTTTGTACGTTACCTCCGAATCGTAGAACAACTTGGATGTGCGAGTTAATGTCATACAAAAGCCATTGGCATTGAACAATTTTGAAATATTATCAAAATGCCATCCTACAGTAGGTTGTACTTTGAGTACTACCCCTGGAAGGAACAAATCTAACCCAACCTTTGCAGCACAGTGATCAAAGTTGGGCTTGGGCTTTATTGCGGCGTTAATGCATTCACCGCTGATTTCCTTTCGCGTGGCTGTTTTAGGTTGCTTCCAACATCGCGCAAGCCCATCAAGTACATGACAGTCCTTATATGACAATATTTCATCCACAAGACTAAAAGCAATTGGAAAAGATGTCATGTAAACTAATCCATCATATGCAAAAAGCACTGGAAGAGTGCCGGTCATATCGATCATGGCACTTGCAGTTGATGGCCACCGTGCAAGTTGAGTGGTGCATACAAAAGCGCATAGCATGACTCCACAGTAAGGAGTGTCCAATACAATGTCCACTAAACTAGCCTCGTACTCAACAGGCAGGCTATAACCCAGAAAGGATGTAATCGGCATCATATTGGTAGACATCAAATCATTACACAATGGAACATTATCGTGCAATATCATGATACCTGTTTCGCCATCAGCATTAATATCATAAGCTTTAAGTTCAAGCAGATGTTGAATTGGTCCACCCAATTCTCTAATTTCAGTTCTGTTCATCATTTTGCGTCTAGTGATTTTTAGTTTTTCATCAAGATTTGAATTGGCAGGAAGGTTTAGGGTTTCCTGGCGACAGCTTGCACTGTCTGTATGTCCCTTGATTGTTAATGTTGTACTCATATTTTACGAATTTGTCAAACGCTAGTCATTATCCCGTTCAGTTGGGAAGCACTCAATATCCTTCCGAGTAGAATACTCAGCAAAAGCCACACACATGGGCGGATTGGATACCGGGGTTGTAGAATGTAAGTCGGACTATTGATTTGGCCGACTAGCGCAGCATGCATCAACACTGTAATGGTGCATGGATAAAAATTGTTCA